TTCGAAAATGTTGACTAGGTGGAGAGGTTAGTTAACCCCTCTTCCTAGTTTGACGGAGAAACCACTGGGTTAGATTGGGTACCTTAGCGATAAGGTATTCGATCAAGCACTGTCAGAGAAGAACTCCTCCTCTCCAAGAGGAATTCTAAACCTGAGGGTTTAGCGGTTACCCGCGTAGCCCCGCTTGACCTCAAGACCCGAAACGGTTCGGATCCCCCAAGGTATCAAAGGAAGGAAGTCGTATCCGGTAATTACCGGTTCGGCGTCTCTTCTTCCAGTTACGGAAGCGATTTGGTTATCCTGCTTCACAGCCAGTGAGGTAGGTGATCTATTTCAATTCCTGTTCCTAACTGGTGCTTCAAGGCCGATCTCAACGTACGACCTACTGGTCGCGTTGACCATGTGTCTGAGCTATTCGGATACATCCGATTCGGCGTCTCTTCCACGGTAGGGGTACCGAGGCGATTTGGTTATCCTACTTCACGTACTAAGGGTGGACTCTTAAGTCCTTCCTCCAATAGCACGCTTCAGGGCCGATCTCAAGATAGAGAGCAGACACAGAGCCCTCACGATCCAGCACTAACATCGGGTAATGACTCCCTAGTTAGTCCGTCCCTCTTTACCCCCAGCTGGGTCAACAGTGGCTCTAAAGGTCCCCGAGTGTCGATACCAACGCTTCAGAACCTTCGACTCTCTCGAAAGACGGCTTGCGCTGTCCCCCGATCGAGTCTGAATGTTCTTAGGCACCGGTAACGCCCCTAGATCAGTTTCGATCTCTCGAATTTCCGACCAAAGGGCCTCAAGCCCATCCCAGTCAAGAGATGAGACCTGAAGTTCCTCGAGTTTAGTACGAAGGTCCCTGTAGGTTATGACCGTATCCATGAACGCTTCCCGGTACACCGTCTCGTTTAACGAATCAACCACCTCGAAAGGTGTCGAAACCTCGATACCTGGATGAGAAGGTGATCGTTCAGCGCCCCGGGATACCGTGCCATAGTGTTCACGATCTCGGTACACTGTTCCTAGCCTCCTAGCCTCCGTAATTAGCGGCTGCCAAGAGTCAAGGACTTCTAGACAGAGTTTAACCTCTGCCTGGAAGAACCGTGCGACAAGACCGGAAACCCGATCCACCGCAGTACCATAAAGGGAAGTCGCCGATTTCATCGGCAGCCACCCTTTAAGGCCCGCATAGACCGGCCCAGAGGGACCGTAGAACGTAACAATGTAGTTCCGTAACCGCTTAGGCATTGAGAACAACCGTTTCGACGCATTCGCCTTCGCTCGATACCCGTACCCCAGGACAGACAGGGTCTGTCCCAGCGATAGCGAGTACTTACGAATTAGCTCGAGCAGGCCGGCTAGAGATTGCCGGCCCACAACGAACTCGGCGAAAGGAACCATTGAAACGTTCACTCCGTCAAGGAATGTCCGTTTCGCAAATTCGAAGGTCGAACCGTTGCGAGAGACCAAGGATTTGTGATCCCCGATCCCCACATCGGCCCGTTGCATCAATGCCAAGTAGTACTTAGCTACAGAGGAACGCGCTATAACTACGTCATCTCCCAAGATGGCGTAGCCCTCGTACCAACCCTTACCGAGGGTTATCACACCCGCCCTGAGGGCGGACCATTGAACGAACGCGTGGTGAATGAATGCGAGCATGGCCCACGAAGACAGAGCTCCCATGGGTTGCCCAGTACCATACCTTACGAATCCTTCCTCCGAGATCAACTGTTTAGGTTGACCTTTACCGAAGGAAATACTCTTGGGGCAATGGTACTTACGACCAACCATGAGGCAACCCCACAGCTCCGCACCCCAACTGGTTAAGAAGGGGCTTAAGAGGATCTTTTGCAAGACCAACGGTATCCGATCGGTGGCGGCACTTAAGTCAAATGAGAACACAGGTGGGAGACGACCGCTCGGGGAGCGATTCGCCTCTTGCCATGCCCTCAAGTTCCTTATGGGCCGCTCCTGATCGAATGTCCCGTCCTGCGGGATCTGCTCCAGTAAACCAAAAATACCCTTATGCAGGGCATTCATGATCCACTGTGTCCAAGGGTCCACCATCGCAAATACTCGAACCTTACCAGCCGGTTCTGGTTTGAACCCGAGCTTCCCAAGCCAATTTGTTGCTTCGAACGGGCACGAAGGCCCGCCCGACGAGAGTGGAAGGGAATCCTCCCACACCCACAACTCCTTAGCCCAGGACTCAATCCGGTTCAGCACCCATATGTTGCCAGTCATCCGACACCACCCTTGTAGGAGTGGATAAAGAGGACTGTGCAGCCACGTGTATGCTGAACTTAGGATCGATGCAGGAGAGGTACTTTGCGCCCCTACGGGCGCATTGTACCCTTGCACCGCAGGCCCAGACTTCGAAATTACGAATGGCTTGGCTCGAAGACTCTTCATGTACTCCAATGGACCCTCACCCTCACTCGACCAAAGTGCATCAGTCACTGTTCCTTCCTTTTGGAACTTAGTTTTCAACACTTTGATAAAATGGTTGATTACGAATTGACTAAATTCATAACCTAAAGAGGGATCCATGCCAGACTCCTTAGTGATCGTACCTATTTTCACCTTCCCAGGAAACTCTAAGACTCGGTATAAGCCGAATAGAGTAGCCCAGAACCGGATCGTCCAGGTACATCCGCTACGGAGCCGGGCTCGATGAAGAGCGGGAATAATAGAAGGGCACCCACTATGCGTTCGACCGACCCGGGCCCCGAAGGGCGTCAGATCGTATAGTCGTTGTCCACCTACATATTGCTGAAGCATCGAGGAGCATGCTTTTAAATAGATAACAAGGAATTTCATTCCTGACGTCTTATACAGCATGTGATAGGTTTTCAACGTAGTAATAACCACCTTAACCACTGAAAGGTTAACTCTCCGTCCCAGAAGCGCAACACATCCTAAGACATGTTGCACCGCTGGACGCCCAAGTTTTACCTTGAGCATGGCACCAAGAGACGCATAAGAACTTAGCAGTCGACTTACCGCTCGACCAAGCGTTCGCTTGATAAAAAAGTTTGTCACTGCTAAAATTAAAATGCACTCTTGGACTTCGGTTTCCCCTCGCGGGGGCCGCAGCCAGCCTTGGAAGGCTTTGGTGAGTGAAACCAATCAGGCTTCAAGTGGCTAATCTACGTTCCCCTAGTTTGACCCCGAGGGTGTCATAGGGTTATGATCATCTAACCTTTGCAAAGGTTGAGGCTGCCTCGAGCCGGCCGATCTAATCTGACATCCTCCGAAGAGGACCAGCCATCGGATCACCCCGAGTTAAGGCTTATTCGGCCAACGCCCACCTAGACTCCGGTTGTGAGACGATCTGGTATACACAGTTAGGGTTCACCATAAACTGTTGGAGAGAACCTCGAGCATGGCCGCGTGTTCTAAGCGCGGTTGTAGCTCTTTGGGATTACCTCTCTCAGCACTCTGTACTAACCCTACTATCCCCTCATTTCGGATCTGTTGGTAGTTCTGCCAACAGACTGAGCACAGTATGCTCATTCCTATCTCCCTCTGGGACGCGACCTCCGCTTGACCTGTCGTAGCGCAAGGTCATAGGCGGTTTCTCCCCAGGGCGTGAGGTGTGAGCACACGCTTGCTGGTCCCCCAAGCGAATGGGGCGGATCAGTGTACCTACTTAGTCTACGCTACGTCCAAATGGGCGCAGAAGGAGGAACCTCCTTACTCAGATGCGAGGGATTTGACCCACACATTCTTTGTAAAGAAGCTCCCTCTCGGTCGGGCAGTACTCACGGTTCCAGATCACAGTCACGATCCACACGTCGCCTACGGGACTCTCACCCTGTCTTGTCACCCGTTCCAGAAGCGTTCGGCTGTGCAATCGGTCTTCCGCGAGGGGTCCG